TCGCAGGAAGTTCGACCGAGTGCGACTGTGGCTTTGCCATGCCTTCCGCCGGAGGCGTTCCCTTTGCAGGCTTGGATGATCGAGGCTTCTTCGGAGCCTTTGGCTTGTCGCTCGAAGGCTTCGATTCCTTCGGAGCGGAAGACGATTCGCTCGAACCGCCGCCGCCGCCGCTCGATCCTCCGCAAGTGTTGCCTTCCTCGAATCCTTCAGAGCCGACTCCACAGTTCTTTCCGTCGATGCAGTCGATCTCTTCCGCGATGTCTTCGAGTGCCTTCGTCCAAGCGTCGTCGATTGAAAGGCCTTCGAATGGATCGCACGATCCGCATCCGCAGGCGCACTTCTTCTTTCGCTCCGAGTTTCGCTCGCGCTCGCGATCGAACTCCTCGATCTTTCGCTTTGCCCAAGCGAAGCCGTCGTCGCCGCCCCATCCGTACCACGCCTGCCATCCGCGACCTTGCTCGTCCCAAGTGGAGCCTTGCTTGTCGACCTCGTGACGCTCGAAGTACGCGGCCATGCGGCGGATCGTGTCTTCAGAGAGGCGAACTCGATTCATCAAGTCGCGAGCGCGAGCGATTCCGACTGCGGTCATTCCGCGCTCGCTCTCGGGTTTGCGAGCGCGAACTTCGAGAGCGCGGCGAGCATTGTCGGCCACCGACTGCGGAGGCCGAGTGTCGATGTCGCCGATAGCCTTCGTCTCGATCTCGCCGAGCGTCTTTCCTTCGGCGCACATCGAGTACGCGATCGCGACTGCCTGATCCTGCGGATAGCCTTCCGCGATCAAGGTCGGAATCTTCTCCGAGACGCAATCCGAGAGCGCGTCCTTCTGCTCTGGCTGTGTCGGAAGCATCGGAGGCTCCTCGATCTCGTTTGAGGCATCTAGAGGCCCCGTGAGGCCGTCCGGCGCACTCGAAGCCATTCCGAGAGGCGCGGCAGGAGCAGGGCCGCCGAGAGGCTGTCCGTTCACGAGAAGAGCGTCGGCCATCGGATCTTCGACTGGCTCAAGTCCTTCGCGCATTCGCGCCTCGTTCGCCGTCATGATTCCGCCTGCGACCATCGAGCGGAGTTTCTCGAAGGCGAATCGCTCATCCTCGGAAACTGGATTGTCATAGGCGAGAAACGCATCCTCTTCGATGTTGAGGAGATTCTGATTGAGAATCTCCTCATCCATGCGGAGCAGCGGAAGGATCGTCGTCTGCTTCCATGATGCAAAGCCTACAGTCGCGCTCGCGAGATTCGGATCGTTTGCCTTCAGCATCGAGACGGGAACGCCGAAGACGGCGGCGATCTCTTCGACGATCTGATCGCGGCCTGCGAGATCCTTCGTAGGGAAAGAGAGGGGCTTGAGGTCGATGTCTGCTGTCGTCGTGAGGAAGCGTCCCGTGCGCTTCGATCCGCGAAGTTTCTCGTCGATCGAGACTTCGAGTCGTTCGAGTTCGTCGTCGTGAGCAGGCGACTTCACGACGAGGAGATAGTCAGGCCGCGCTTTGTTCGCGAAGAAGGCGACATCCATCTCGTGAATGGCTTCGTTCGCCATGATCGCGCCCCAAGCGGCCTCTACCTTGCCGATCCCGTAGTACATATCCGCCGGATTCGGTCGCTTGAAATGGATGACCTCATCCGGCGCGTATGTGTTCTCGCGCTTCTGCTCCTCTGTCGCGCCGTAGCGATATCCCTTGATGAAGTCTTCGCCTTGCTGTCCTGCGATGATCTCCACGAATTGCGAAGGCATCGTCCAGAGTTGCACCGGAACGCCGAGACGCTGATCGATGACTGGATGGAGATACGCATTGCCCGTCAACTCGCCATAAAGAACGCGGAGAACTGCCGCGTCGAATCCGTTCTGATAGGGGTTGACCTTCGAGAGCAACTGAAGGATCGGATGCGCGTCGTCGACGACCTCGAAGTCGTCGCCGTACTCTGCGGCCTTCGTAAGCGCATATCGACTCGGACGCTGTTCGAGATCGCCGAAGAGATATGACTTCGTTCGGCGCGAGGCTTTGCGAGTGTTCCAGAGTTTCGTCGACTGACTCTTATTCCGAACGTACAAGCGGAGAGGCTGACTCGCGACAGCGACAGCGTTCAGATTCGCCGCCGCGTAGATCCAAGATCGATACGAGAGAACGGCAGAGCGATAGTCAAACGGTGAACGCTTCGCAGGCTCGCCGCGAAGGATCGTCATCGAAGAATTGAAGTACTTCTCCGGAGTGAATGCCGCTTTGATTCGTGCGAGTAGATTCATCAGATGACCTTCACCATGAGAGGCCTTCGCGCTCGACGCGCAAGAACGGCAAGCGCGAGAGCGCAAACTCCGTCGTCGTGACCGACCGTTGCCTCGTATGAGACGTTTCTCCCTGAGTATCGGAAGCCAAACGATTCGAGTTCACTCCGAAGCCAACCATCAGGAAAGCGGATGTCCGCAGTCGATATCGCGATCTGTAAGCCTTCCATCAGTTGCTGTTTGCTTTGGCTTGTGAATTTGAAGCCTTCGGTTCTGCGGCAGACCTTGCGAAGATCTTCGACGATCGGATCTCCGACTCCTGTCGAGTCGATCTGCGCAGGCGCGTTGCCGATCATCTTCGCGAGTCGTTCGCGCGTGACGTTCCACGGAGCCTGCCATCGTTCGAGCCGACAGACGCGGCCCTCGGCATCGAGGCCGACAGCGACCGTCCAGTCCTGCGACTTCGCAAGGTCGACTCCCCAAGCCTCTGGAGTTGCCGTCGACATCGGCGCGATGCAAGCGCGGATCGCATCGAGGCCGAACGGATTGCCGCCGTCCTCTGCGGGGATTCCTTCAAGTTCCTGATCGGCGATCGCCTTCGGCAGACTCGCTCGCATGGCTTCGACTTCCGCAGGATCGAGAAAGGGATTCCGCATCGAGCCGATTCGGAACGCGGCCCAAGTGCCTGTCGTGTCTCCTTCTGCTTCGAGAAAGAGACGATGGAAGTCGCCTGTACCTTTCGGCGTTCCGGCGAAGATCGCGCTTCCCTTGCGATCGGCGAGAGTCGGTCGAATCGCCGCTCGCCAGATGTCGAGAAGGCCGACGACGAAGCCTGCCTCGTCAATTGCAACTCGATCGTAGAAACGTCCTCGGCCTGCGTCCGCGTCTTCAAGCGTCCAGAAGTCGATCGTCCCGCCGGTTGAAAGTTCGATGCGCTTCTCGACTCGATCGTGCTTCGAGATGAGCGGAAGTAGAGCGCGTTCAAGATCGCGGACTGGCTCGGCAAGGTACTTGTACGAAGGCGCGAACCACGCCGTCCGCTTGCCTCGAATCGCGTCGTTGAGAATGACGAACTCTTCGAACTTTGTCTTTCCCCAACGGCGACCGATCTCAAGCACGTTGAATCTCCGCAGTCGACGGAAGACATCGAGTTGCGATGGATGCAGAACTGATTGAGGAGTTGGTACGCGAATCTTCACGCGCTATCCGCGAGCCGAGGCTTTGGAGCCTCGAATGGCTCGATCGTGACGACCTCTTCGCGCCTCGTCTCGTCGATCTTCTCGCGCTGTCCGAGATGCTGCTTCCCGAGCCAGATCAGCATCGCGACATTGCCTTCCTTCGCCTTCTCGTATTGCCAACGGCGCAGGCTCATCCGCATCTCGTCATAGCCTGCGTTGATTTCCTTGCGGCATCGGCGACGAATCGTCGGCTCGGCGACTCCGCAGATCGTCGCGATCTCGGCATGAGTGCATCCAATTCGCGCGAGCGATTGAACGAGACGTAAGTCGATTTCGGCGCGAGGTCTACCGAGTGGCATATTCAACTCCTAACCATTGCGAGCAGACTGCACGAGCCACGACTTCCATCATGCGAGGAGGGACGCTCATTCCGATCATGTACTTTCCGATTTTGTCGGTCTTTGCTTGATAGTCATCAGGGAATGATCCAAGGCGTTTGCATTCAAGGAATGACCATGACATGAACTTCCCTGCATCAGATATGAGTTCATTGCTTCCACTCGCGACGATAGTCGGAGATGGATTGTCCCAACTCCAAGGCTTTGTTCTTCCCGCCAAAGTATGCCTCTGATTTGATGCAGTAACCATCTTCCATGCATCGAACACGTTTCGAATATCTTTCACAGC